TTGAATAAATTTCATCTCGGTTAGCTAAGCGGCTGTTTAGAAACTCCATATCCTTTTGAGACGCGGTCGCCTGTAACCATTGCACACCGCCAGCCTTCGCATTTCGCAGCATCAGGAAGTTGCGGGTCTTAGCTGCCCTATCTGTGTCTTTTTTTATTTCTTCCCAATCAGCATCAGGGATCGGGTCTGCAAACGCCATAACACCAGGTAATCTACCATTATTCTTAGCGAATGTTTGTTTATTCCAATTCTGCATTGCAATATCTGAGTCCATGATTGTACGCAGTGGGTCAAGGTTCGACATACCCGTAAACATCGACTCAGAATTGAAGCCAACGAAAGGTATTATTTCTTCAACTGGAATAGGCTGTAAGTCTCCATCTCCAGGGTCATAGTCGTATCGAGAAATGTACATATTCCCGTCAGGAATTGGCGAAATTTGTTTTGAGGGTACTAACCAAATCTCGTAAGGTAATCCGTCTGTTCCCTTGTTCACCCACCAGTAAGCGGTATTACAAACGCTGATATAAGCCGTTGTTGAATAGATCAGATCAGACAGGCTCATGGTTGGGTTGGGTGCTTTCATCAGCATTTCAAACGGATGGTTGGGAACGTCCAACATCTTTTCGCCTTCAGACTTTTTTACATTCCACTTTGCACCCGAAGCGATTGTAGAAACTTTGTCTACCGCGATATTCACCCATGAGACGCGCTCGAAATAACTGAGCTTATTTGAGTTGTCTACGAATTGAGGGAACATCATGCTTTCAACGTCCGCGCGCTCCCTTGCGAAAGCAGGGTATTGATTGTTATTCGATGGTTGCTTTTTCTTTAGAAAGTCCCAAAACATAGTTACTCCTATCCTGCCCACGCCACTAAACTTGCTGGTTTAAGTCTCGGTTGAATTAAATTCGCGTACAATATGCTCTCGCCTTTATCTGGTGAGCGCCCTATTCTCTTTTTGATCTCTTCTTTTTCTTCAACAAGTACGCCTGATGTAGTTAGTTTGTATCTTGCAGAACACAAGTCCGCTACAATCTCGTTGCCAGGTGGTAGAGCAATATCATCACCGCCGTTTGGATCGAGCGCGTCTCTCATTCGCCAGTAGTATTCAGCGCGCATATTTCTCATTTTCAATTTGCCGCTTTTGTCTCTGTATTCGCTTGCGCCTGCGGCATTAATAGCAGTCAGCATCGGGTACATTGTTATCAGGCTGTCGTAAACAGATGAACCGATACCGCCAATATCAATATTCATAATTAGGGGAGTTTCGTCTTTGAGGGTTTGATGTACACATTCTGCGGCTGTTGGTCCATTAGGAACGGCTGCACCTGGCCAGAACGCCAAATTATCAAACCAATTATCGTAACGTTTTGCCATGCTCATATTGTCACGACCGCCGCGTGCCGGATCAATTCCAACTGCCGTGAGTGGGGTTTCTGGCCTTTCTCTTTCAAGCCATCGTCTTTGCGCTGCCGTAACCCATTCTGTCGGGATAATTTGCCAGGGGTCAATAACTGCCGAAGCATTGAAGTCCCCATAAAGCATTTGTGACCGCAAGGGTTCTGGTAAAGATTGCAGGACTGATTTATAGCGGTTATCATCTGCAAGAAATGGGTTATCGTCCAGTTTTGCAGGAATAAATGTTCTTGAAAGCGGGTAAACTGTTTCGGCTCCATTTTGTATCGGGTCGCCTGTTAGAAATTCTCTTTCTTCACCATCAATAGTTGCGTACCAACGTAGTTCACCTGGTTTAGCAGGGTTTGGGTGTTTCGGGTCCAGCCACGCAGACCATCTGCGAATTACCCAACTTCCCTTTTCGTCAATCGGCGGGTTGCCCGTACAAATAACCCTTACTCTCTGTCCTTTATCTGTTGATCGGTTCCATCCACAAATAAAGATATAAATTGATTCTGTAAATTCTGTTATTTCGTCAAAGAGTTTATGGTCATGCGGTCTACCTTGCCAGTCTGTTTTGTTTTCTTCGTATTGCACCGCGCCAAACTCGATTGATCTGTTTCTCGGAAGATCCCAACTATGTTCGGATTTGTTCTCTTTGCCGTTGTCTCCAATAACATCACGCGCCTGCTNNACGCGCCTGCTTGATTAGTTCTTTTAGGTTCGGGTACACCCTTCTAAATATTGCAGTGTGAGAACCCAACTCGGTAGCCGTACCAACCAATAATGACGATTTACCGCCGCCAGCCGCGCCGCCGTAAAATAATTCGTCTGCTCTCGAAAGAACAGCCAACCATTGCGGCTTACTTTGGGGTATCCACAGCGCCGTTTTGTTTTGTACCCTCTCCAGGTATGATTTCTCTGAGGGCATCAGCGAGCTTAGATAATGATTTATCGAATCCATCTGTTGAATTTATTTTTTCTCCATCAGTTGTCAAATCAACCTTTGCTGCCTCTGTTTCACCTTGTGCATATTTCAGCCATTCGAGCAGGTCTTTCTTTGACGGTACTTCTTTCGCGGCTTTTGCCTTGATTATTCTGTTTGCGATCCTTAGCCTAACTGCTTTATTCGCAACCCCAACTTTTACAGATAATTCGTCAATTTCGCTTGAAAACTCAATGTCGCTTTTCCATCTGTCAATAGTCCGCGAAGATACGCCAACTTCGGAGGCGGTTTCATCTATTGTGTAGCCTTGTGCTAACAAAACGGCGGCTTCATTTTTTTTAGGTGTCCATTCAAAAGACGACATATTTACGCCTTCCACTATCGGTCGCTTTCGGCTTTTATCGCGCTCTGTAAAACAGACTTCAACTGCTTCAACACTTCCAAATTTGCCTTGAGTTCTGCGTACCTTCCCGAAACACTTGCAAACTCGATCTGATAATTCAAAATCTCTTGACCAATACGCTCAAGCATTTCAACCTTGCCGCCATAATCAAGAGATAAAATATCAGTCTTGCTTAGCTCACTCATCTCTCGGCCTTTTATGCACAACGTACAATATTCTGAGTACGGCTAATGCGAGCAGAACATAAGGCGTGATGTCGCTTACCAATTTTTCCAGTTGCACGTTCCCTCAATTCCAGCAAGATTGCGTTCATGCCCAGGGTTCTTCCACGCACGACGACGCGCCTTTGAAAGCAGACGTTTCCAGAATCTACCCTCATGCTCTGACTGCCAAACGCATTGATAACTTTTCGCCTTGCGTAGTTTATTGGTCATTCAAAAGATTCCTTTTGTGGAGGTAGAGGTCGGGGGTCATTTGGTTATCCACTCTTGTCATTGATCTGAATGGTTATCAAAATCAAAATTGATATAAAATGACAACCAGAGAAAAGAAATTATTGGCCCACAATCGTATGTCCAAATTTGAAGTGACGGCAATACATTAATCTTCCACTCTGTAATGCCAGCATCAATTTGCAACCAATATTTTTTTCCAATCCGTCTTTCAAAAATTACCAAAATTTTTCCTTCACCTTCAGCGGCAGACTTTCCCGCCACGCTATCATTTCGTCGCGTCCGTATCGCTCACATTGACGCTGCCAGAACCAACATCTAACTCTGTACCCGTTAAGCACTGCTTTGGTTGTGTGACAATTCTCGCAGGCGAATAAGATGTTGCGCTCATCGTCAAGTTCTGGATGACCCGCCATTCTGTGGAACAAGCAGTGATGCCGCTCCGATGCTTGCCTGCATCCGCACCACTCACAGAGGTATCCGCGTGTTCGTTGGAAGTAGTCAACGGGTTTCATCATCCTTGCAAAAGTTATTTCATGTTCATTATTGCGTCGTATAATTCTTGTGTTCGTTCACCAATTCTGTATCTGCGCTGCAAGTTCTTTAGCTCAGCATCGTAAAATCCCATAAACACATTAGGCATCCCGCGAACACTTGCGGCACATTCATCGACCATATCTAAGTGCTCTTTGGCTTCCTTCCAATCCAGTTCATTTACGTTNNTTACGTTCATTCTCTCCTCCAATTTACCCATTCATCAGGCGGCAAGGGCTTTTCGAGTTTGCGGTGTACGCGCTTCTCGTAACGTCTGATAGGCGACAATAACACCAACGAATTAGCTAAAGGCTCCCTCATGTTTGACAGCCGCCTGGTGGATGGGTAGGATTACTTGACGAACGCGATCACGGCTTGACCTGTGATGAGCGCCCATATCAGGCCAACAACCGAAAGGCCTAATGCTCCCGCAATCCAAATTACAACCCTCATAGCCGGAGCCAACTTTTCCAATTCTCGCAGTCTCTTTTCGTGATCTTCAATAGTGGATGACATAGAATCCCTTTTCGCCTTATCTTTTTCAAGGTCTTGAATTTTGCAATCAAGTGAATCAATCTTGGATTCCATGCGTGATTGATTGACGCTGATACTTTCCAATTTCTCTAAGAGAACTGCTGCTGTTGGTCCGGCCATGATGTACCCCTGTTATTGACTTATCGCAGATTTTGCGGCGGCGTAAATTCCGGTTGCAACAAGGCCAATTCCGAGACCGTAAACAATAGCCCCAAACCATTCAGCAAATGTCACGAGCGGGCCTAATGACCATTGATACGCAACGCCAAACGAAAGACCAACCAGCAACGAGGCAACAATCAGCCAACTTCCTTGCAGGCCTAATTTCTTCATCACTTCAACAAGGCCGATTACCACAAGGATTAAAGGTACTCCTACAACAACTGCACTTGAAAAATCCATACACACACTCCTTAATAATCAAAAAGGTAGAGCCTATCTGACTCCACCTTTAGAATAACCGTCTGTACCGATGAGTACAATTCAGGATTATTACTTAGGTACTGTTCTCCTCGATCAATTTGTATTTGACTGCGATAGGGACTACCATCCAAGTTTGCTCTACCTGGAATTTCATTCGTAAATTGGCGGTGTGATTTTCAACAGTTCTGGAACTGATTCCTAATTTCTGCCCGACCCCCTTATCCGACAATCCAGTTGCTTTGAGTTGCAAAATCTGCTTTTCTCTTGCGGTTAGTGAGATGTTCAGGGTGGGAGTCATTTTGTCAGGCTCCAGACAGCGCCGACAAAACCAACGCCATACCATGCAATCAACGGAAGAAACACTATTTCTGGAAAGAAGAAAAGCGCCCCAAACAAACCTACCATCACAATTATCCAAATCCTGATGCAAAGATTAGTTCTGTCTTTCATACATCGCTCCTGACATTCAGATAATGCGCTAGTTTCGTTTCGGCCTCGATCCTGCGGCGGCGCTCGGAGTAAAAGAGGTCAACGAGGGTGAGAAGGCGATTAGAAAGATAACCAATGGCTTCTTGTAAAAGCATTCCACTGGAATATTCTCCGTCAGTCCAAGTTAGAAATACACGGGGACCATGATAAACTCTGTCAGACATCAAAACAACGTCTCTTCTTGTCAGTTTCATTTCTCGCTCCGTTTCCAGGATAGATATGCCTCGCAGATTGCACGGGTGGGGCGGTCGGATTCTGCGAAGAAACCGATCCCAAGAACAGAATAACAAATATGAGGGGGATCATATTCAAATGCTCTGTGGTCAATTTCAATGTTTTCAATGTCAGAAGCCATTTCTTCCAACAGTCTGCCAGCGTTAGGCCATGACAGCCAGTCGAGAGGTACAAAGTTTTTTAACTCTTTTCTCTTGTTGTCAGTAAAATAAATCCAAGTACCTTTGTATTCCCATGCTCCGCCATCTGAAAGATGGTGAATAATCGAACCGTCTTTTGGCTTCGGCTCGCTTATCTCGCTTATCTCTAAGCACAATTCAGCATCCGTCATTTCGGGGATAGGTTTCATTCTGTTGCCTCCAGCATTACTAACGACACTTCCAAAATTGTTGCGGATATTATTGAATCCACAATTTCATCAACAGCCGACAATGAAACATTCGCTGAATCTACTTTCAAACATTGCAAGAAAAGAGAATTGAGCGATGCTTTTGCATTTTGTCTGAAAGCGTTTGATTTTTCTTCAATTTCTTCTTTTGTAAACTTCTTATCTATCATTTCTTCGCCTCGTAAAATCTGATTATCTCTCGGATGTAACCACGTTCAAGATGATACTTGCAGACTAAATCCTCTACTGAGTTGCCAGCCTGATAGTCATGGAAGATCCGCTCGTTGCGTTCACGATACCATTTGGAAGTGTTGAAGTTGGTCATTTTTTCACCAAACCTTTATTACAAATGTGATCGGTTATTTTTACCTTCGGGTGATTGCAAGTATGGTTAATCATGTTTTGTTCAAGTTCCCATTTNNTTTGAAATAAATCTGGCAAGGGAAGGCAGTAACATTCCTTAATGGGTTGGTGACATTTTGGACAGTGATACGCTCTCCCTAAAGTTTCTCCGCGGAACGTGCTGGTTGCCGACCATCTTGCGGTTCTTCCACATCTGCACTTCATACTCCCTCCAATGTCATCAAAATTGCGCGACTTTTATCCTCGGCGGTGGCGTGAATGTGATCGAATAATCCAGGTATCATTTCGTTTACAAGAACAGCGTGTAATTTATCGGTGTATGTGGCTCTTTTCTCTAGCGGTAAACTTTCTTCCAGCTTCGCTACTTCGTTGAGGTCGGAAGTCCAATCAGGAAGTCTGCTCTCCGTTTCCCAAAGTATTTTGCAATATTCTGGATTATGTACAACAGTCCAGCCCCAACAAGCATCTCCAGAAGATAACGGATAAACTTCAGAAGAATCTTTTGAGGTTTTTGCGAATTTCCACCCAAGTTTCTTCGCCACCTCAACTCTCAACTGCTCTTTGCTCATGTGTAGGATTTCGTCACGACGGGTCATTTT